CCTGCCCGGACTGCGAGCCGCAGGGGGATTGCTGTGGCAATACCCCGATCTGCGACGACTACGCGGAATACTGCGATAGTTTCGAGGATCGCTTTGAGACGTATGACGTGCGGACGTGCTATTCGCTCGGAGGGTTTGGTTGCCCGTCCCATGACGAAGACATCATGACCATTGTCTTCCCGGCATGCTTTGCGCCGGGGATTGATCCCGAAGACCCAAACGCTCAGGCGGCGCTCAATGCCCTCTTCCTTGGCTCGTCGGGTCTTGTTCACATCGACCCAAACAACACGGTCGTTACAGGCTGGGGAACGCTTGGAGCGCCGAAGCTGAGTGTCTGCGGTCTTGACATCGTCATCTTCTCAGGCAACGCCGCGCACATTGCGGAGCGCATCAACACCCGCATTGGTGCGCTAGTGACGGCGCACGGCATCCCACCGTGGTCGGCGTGGTTCTGGTTTGGCAATCGCCAGTCCTGCGTTCTGTGCGACTGGCAGACGGCAAACGACCGCCCCGGGCATTCCGATGGCGATACCCTGACGGTTGACCGCGTGGCGTTCACGGATTCAAATACCACTATTACGGTCACGCTCGTTGCCTCATCCCCTCGGTACTACGCCTGCGCCTCGCAGACCCTGCTCGTTGATTACCCGTGGCGGATGACGAGCGAGAATACTTGCAACGCGTCCATTTCGGCGATCACCGCAACCCCGAACAACTACGTCATCCAATGCCTGTCCTTCCCCGAATATTCGTTCGGAGAGCGGTACAGCATGAAGCGCGTGCAGGAGTACGGGAACGGCACTATCCCGATCTGCGTGGACATCGGCTTCTACCAAGACGCTACCAACTGCGAAGCTCGCGATGGGTGGCCGTTGGAAGACATCATCGTCAACATCGGCGGAACCGACATCGTCCTTGTCTACGGTTGGACTTCGCTTTGCCCGGGGATGCCCGACCCGCGCACGGGCTGCTACGCCTACCCATTTACCTATCAAGTCGCGCCATGCTGTCCACAGGGAGCAGACTGCTCGCCCGGTGGGCAATGGGATATCGACCATCCCCTGCCGCAGCCCTGCGTGCATTCATTCCAAGCGCCCCGTATCTACTGCAAGTCTGACGGCTCAATCGTCGCCCTCACATCATGACCATCGGCACGCTCAACGTATCCGGCATCTCGCTCCCGATCATGGATTGCAAGTCGTGGCGCGTCGCTGGCACGTCACCCCTCTGCCTCAAGAACCTTGACGTGACCAAGTGCGCGACCTGCGAGGAGCGCGAGACGCGGGAAGGCAACATCATTGACCCGCCCCTCTTCCTTGGCGCACGCCCTGCGCCTGTCGCTGCCCGCGCCAAGTTGACGACCGAAATGCAGCCGCCAGTTCCGGGGACGGTTGCGCCCCCTTGGATGCGTGGACTCGGTGACGTGGTCGCGGCGATGACCAACGCGGTTGGCATTAAGGCTGGCTCCTGCGGCCCGTGCGCAAAACGGCGCGAGGCGCTGAACCGCCTAGTTCCATTTGGGCAAAAAGAAACCTCGCCGCCACCCGAAGGCAACGGCGAGGGAGAGGCAAGGTAGTAGGTCAGCGGATGCGTAGGCTTGTCCCGCGAGGGAGCAAGCGGCATCCGGGGATCTCGCCGCCAGCCTCAAGGACGATGCGGATCGCTTCCTTGTTTGGCTCGGTGACGATCTTGACGAGCGGGACTTCTAGACCCTTGACGGCATCGTCATCAATCTGAAGCGACTGCTTCCCGCCGTTGCCAGCGACCGACAACTTAAACCGGGGCGTTTCGATCTTGAGCCGCCCAGTCGTTTCCATTGCCGCCTTTAGCCCTTCCTTGAGGCGTGTGGCAAGGGCATCGTCAGCCGCCGCGAGCGCACGGATGCGAGAGGCTTCCTTGCCCCTCGACTCCGCTCGCATCTCTAGCTCACGAATGAATCCCGCGTAGGACTCGGCCTTGGTGTCGAGGGCGACATCTAGACCCGTGAGATGCTCGTCAAGCGCGGCCTGCGCCTCGGGCGAGTCGATGCCACCGTCCAAGACGGCATCGAGAATGGACTGCATTTCGGACGTGATTTGATAAAGGCTCATTCAGTAATCCTTTTGATTTTACCTTTTGTGACTGGGCTGTTTAGCCCGGTTCGTGACTTGCAATATGCAATAAATCCGGGCATATTTAGATTTTCTCGTTGTGTTCCCCATCGTAAGTTCTCCGAACGATTGTCAGTTGCACACTCGTTAATGTGAATTACAACCGCCGATTTTGAAGGTTCAGGCCCATGAAATGCTTCGCATATCAGCCGATGCATTTTCATATTCCCAAACCGCCGCAAGTAAAGACCTCGATATTTATGCCTTGCGGTTTTCGACGCTTTTCTTATATTGCCAAATGTTGGCTTGACTGCATATGTTCGTGGTTTGTTGTATGCAGTAATTACTTCGTATGGCAACACTTGCACCCTTCCTAAAGAGCTTGCAAGCATTCCGGGGCGAGAGGGAATTGGTTTCCATATTTCTTTAGACATGATGAGGTATCATATCTAAAAGGGCAACTCCTGCTTAGACGCGGTGACCTTCATGATCTGGAGCGAGTCGCCAACGCGTTCGACCTGCAACTGCATACAGTCGTTAACGTGTTCTTTCGCCATGTCCGCGTACTCCTGCACGGTGGTGGCGATCCACGCCTTCCCATGCTTGCCGTCCACCTGAATCGCGTAGGGCTTGCCAGCGCGAACGACTACCCGCAAAATGTCGAACGTACCCTCGTACACGTCCGGGTACGCGTCGGTTGCCTTGACTTCCGCCACAGGCTCAGGGACGGGCTTGGTTGCCTTGAGAGCGGTCGGAGGCGGCGGGACGGCTGTCCGTGGGTCTTGCGGCTTGAAAGGCTTACGAGGCTCGCTACGCGGTGCGCTTGGCAAACTCGCCTCGTTCCCGTCCTGATCCTCTTCTCCTACGATGTTGGTCACAGATGCTAAACAGTACCTGCGAAGGTAGGTAATTATCGATCCCAGCTGCTGGACTGTAGCGCGGTCAGGCAGGGCGGACATTGCCGTCTCTGCCATCCATTCTCCGCTCGCGTGCAGCAAGGTGGTCGTCACTCCGACCGCCCCGCCATCGGTGCTGACCGTCTGCACGGCGCTGATCCCGTGACGGGCAAGCGGCAGGCGGACGGCGTTGATGATTGCGCCGAGGCTGGCGTAGCGCGACTTGAAATGCGGGTTGACCGCGTCAAGTGCTGGGTTGGTGATTTCCAAGTTTGCGGCCGCCAGCGCCTTCGCTAGCTCCCCGATGGTGTCACTTCGTTGCATAATGTCCTCTCAAGACTGCGCGGCTCGCCGCGCTCGACCCCGGCGAAATGCTAGGGCATCGGGACAATACCTGAAGATACCATCCGTGTCAACACGTAAAAAGCGAAATAGTCGTCATTGGTGCGTCCCCGTAGCGTTTGGTGGCGCTCAGGGAAACGACCTGCGCGTCATCGTAATACAGGATTCCCGTGAGGGCATCAAGGACGGCGCGGCATAGTTTGTCGATGTCTGGCTTGCCGGGGTGGCTTGGAGCGCCAGCGCGGAGTACGCCTTTGCTTGTGTAGTGGCTCTTGGGGCGAGCGAACGCAAACGCAATCGCTATCCCCACAGGCAACCCCGTTGGTGCGCCGACACGCGCTTGACTGGCGGCAAGACCGATGAGGGCGCGGTAGGGCTTGACCCTCGCGCATGACTCCACTAGCGAAACACGGCCGCCGCGCACGAATGCCCTTTTAGAACCCTGCGGCGCAGGAACCCCATCGACCGTAAATTCAAGCACGTTGTGTCCGCTGGCACACGAGAAGCGCCTGCCGTGCGCGGTTGACTTCTTTGATGTGTGCCATGAGCTGCTCGCGCATATAGGTGATCTCGCTTGCGGCTTCCTTGAGCAGGGGATCGGTGGACTCGCTCGCCGTGATGCGGTCGATGATGTCCTCTTCCCAATCCCCGCGCATAGTTAACCCTCGCCCCGGTAAAGGTCGTCTCTTAGCGTTATGCGGTGTAGTTCTTGCTTCACCGTGGTGAGCGTATCTTCCTTCTGTTTTTTTCGCGTAGCAGGTTTGAAGATTTGCCGCAACCACAAAAAAACGACCCCGCCGAGGGAACGCCCCCCGGCGGGATCGCCGCAAAAACCTTGACTACCGCGCAACGCGGCGACTCCCCAGCACAATCCGGCTGACCGCCGAACGGCTGACCCGGTACTTCCGAGCGATATCCGACTGCTTCATTCCCTTGCTTTTATCCTTGCGGATGCCCTGCAAGGTCAGGCCGTCGATCTTGGTCATTCCTCTGCCTTCCCTCGGTGGATGCGGTAACGCTGGTCGGCGCGGATAGAGACGCGGATACGGTCGTTGCCTGACGACCCTTGCACGTTCGCGCAAATGTGCGCGACCTGCTCCCCTGCCTCGTCAAGGATGACGATGTAGTCCGAGTGTTTGCGGAGGGTGATGGTCAGGAACCCGCCCTTGGTTTCAACGCTAGGAGACATGGTCTACCTTTGTGTTCGGGGCGCATTTCGTGATAAAGTTCACAACGCGATGCATCAAATCCTCGCGCATCCCGTCTTGCGTGTCGCCCTCCTCAAAAAGGCACAAGCTAGAGAACCGCGTCCCCTCAATGCCATAATGGTTGGTCTGCAAGAGGTAGACCGAAGCCCGCCAATAGACGAGCGATGGGTTGCCGTCCGACTCATTTACCGAATGCAACATCGGGTCGCCGCCAACAATGACCAAGACCGGACGGTCGAACTTGCCAGCCAGCCCGCGTTGGACACGATCTTCGCTCAACCAAGCGGGGTAGCCGTCCTTGCGTTCCCATTTCACGTCATGCAGCACGGGCCTCGCCCAACGGTTATTTTCCTCTTCCATTACTTTGCCTCCTTGAAGCAATCCCAACCATGATCTTTGGCAACCCATTCCGGCTTAGTAGTGAACGAAACCATACCGCCTTGATTTTCCGAATTGAAATCTTCGGTCATTCGTTCACATGAATCCCGCCGCGCCTCATCCCGCTCCTTGCGGAGCGTGTCAACCTGTGCCGTCAGGTCATCAATTTCCTTGCACAATGTCGCTATTGCCTGTTCGATTGCGCTGGCGATCATGTCAGCCTGCAAATCACTCTTCTCGGTAATGCCTTTGTTGGGGCGCATCTGCATGAGCCGCTCGCGCCTTGCCTGTTTGTTCATGAGGGTTTGATTTTTCTTTAGCGCGGCATCTTGGTTGAGTAGCACCGCGTGCAGGTTTTTGTTGTCGTATCGCGCCTCGTTCAGGTCAAGGTGCAGTTCCTTGATTTGCGCGGTTGCGTCCTTGATGAGGGCGGTAGCCACCTTGAGCGACTCAACCAATTCCGCACAGGTCTTGCAGTTTTTCATGTTGTTCCTCTCTCCGCCTCAACGGCGGCAATGCGTTCTCCGATCCATTCCATACAGTTCACGGCCATGCTGTTCCCTAGCGCCTTGTACCTCGGCCCATCCGGGCAGTCGCCCGCCGCTTTCTTGCGCCAAGGAATCAGCGTGTAATCGTCAGAAAATCCCTGTAAACGCTCGCACTCTCTGACTGTTAATCGGCGCACGGTCATGGCTTGCGCGACCCCATGCACATCTGCCTTAGTCATTGTGTACATAGCCCCTTCGGTTGATGCGCCTACGCCTTGCGGCCCACCTTTGTCGCGCCCAATGAGGTTGCCTTGTATAGCAATAGTCGTTGCCCGCACGTCTCCGCAGTCAAACAGCGAGAGCGTAGGGTTGACCTGCCCCTCCACCCATGTCTCATCATCGGTGTCAGACTGAGCGCGTTTAGCCTTGGTGTACGGGACGGCAACAAGGTCTGTAGCGCCCTTATATTCTCGCGCTAAACGAGTGCTACCAACTTTACCTATGCCATATGCACCGTTTTGTTGTTTATCAAACGGCTGCAACACCGCGCCGAAGTTGTCTTTGTCCGGCATCCGCTGCGCCCCGTTGGCTCCGCATTTAGTCAAAGTGTGGGAGGTGCTTTCTCCATCCCACCAGCAGCCTGCTCCAACGCGTCCCTCAACATCTGCGGCAATTTCTTCCCGCGCCGCTCCGCGCGTTTTAGAATTCCTAAGCACGCTTTCGCGCTCAAACAATACCTTTGCGGCAGCGGTTGCGTTTCCAAGACATCCGACAACGAAGACACGTCTCCGGCGCTGCGGGACGGCATGGGGATGCTGTTGTGTTCGCACCCATTGAGCGTCCAACACTCGGTACGCGAACCCATACCCCAACTGCCCCAGCCCGCCGAGGAAGGAACCAAAATCCCGTCCTCCGTTTGAAGACAAGACACCGGGGACGTTTTCCCAGACAACCCATCGAGGCCGCAGACGTGCAGCAATCGCAAGGTAGGTAAGCATGAGGTTTCCGCGTGGGTCTTTGAGTCCTTGCCGCAGTCCGGCAACGCTAAAGGACTGGCAAGGGGTTCCTCCCACCAAAAGGTCAATTGCTCCTGCATCTAACGGCCACTCCTGAAATTTGGTCATGTCCCCGAAGTTGGGGACGTGAGGGTAATGATGCGCGAGAACCGCGCTGGGAAAGGGTTCAATCTCCGAGAATCCGACAGGCTCCCAACCGAGGGGATGCCATGCAACGGATGCGGCTTCAATGCCTGAGCAGACGGATAGGTATCTCACTCGTACATCTCCGGCGGTCGCGCCTCAAGGTACTCCCGCGTGTGGCGCGAGTAGGTGGAGTTGATGACGAGCGCCATTGGAAACTCAGACGGCACGGTGTTGTTACTGTCGAAGACCACCCCGTCCAAGCTGACGGCCATGATCTTCCAATCGAGAAGCCGCCATGCTGGCTGGTCGCCCGCGTCCGGGTTGCCGCCATCGACTTGGTAGCGGCCTTCAAGGTGGATGGTTACAACGTGAGACATCAGGTATTCCGCAACGACTTCCGGAATGCCTTGCAGTTGGTCAACATTCAAGTCGTAGGAAATCTCCTTGAACTTGATCTTCTTTACGTCTCTCATAAGCGGTACTTCCTTTCGGTAGGGGTGGTGGCAAAGAGGCTGTCGGGGATAGAGGAGACAACAGCCGCGAACACGCGTTGCGCCTTACCAGCGCGACCAAGTCGCGTAGCGCCAGTCGGGGCAATCAGCCCCGCCGCGTGTAACTCGCTGACGCGCCGACGCGCCCCGGCGTGGAGGTGCGCTGCGTCTTCGGCTTCGTCCGATGTCAGCCCGTACGCGCCCGCCGCTTTGAAGGCGGACAAGAGCGCGGCTTGTAGCCCTGCGAGTTTGCTTGTCATGTCCTCGGCGGCCATGTGGCTGGTGGCGGGGTCGGTACGCCGTGCGGTCACAGGCTCACCACCGTGTTCTCATGGCGGGCGATGAACGCGCCTTCGGCAGCGTCAAGCTCGTCCACGCACGCGGCGAAGGCGTTCTCGTTGTCATGGTCGCAGGCGGCAAGGTCGTTGTTTGCGCGGATCACGCGCTGGCTGACATCGTCCTTGATTTCAATGGCGGCGGCAAGCAGCGAATCGTTGTACTGCTTCGCAATGCGGTCGCTGTTTAAGGCATCGGTGACGGTCATTTGGGTCTTGGTAGACATTTGCTCAGTCCTCTCGTACTGGTTGCGTTGCAACAGTATCGGCTGTCGCAGCCCGCCCCCTTCAAAGAAGGGGACAGGTGCGCGGTCGATGTCATGGTGACACATACACAGCGAGTAACCCGATCAAAATAATCCCTTCTTCGGACTCCTCGTAGGAGTCAATTGCTTGATCGATCGTTGCCATTCCAACGCATTTCCCGGTGTCTTGCGCGCATAGCGTTCCGTAGTCGCCAGCAAGCCATGCGGCCTCAATGTTGGAAATGTTATATTGCTCGCCAAGGCGGACAATAGCGGCTGAGCTGAGATGTTGGTCTAGGGTTGGGGTCGTGCTTGCCATGGTCAGTCCTCTCAAACTGGTTGCGTTTGTCAGAGGCACGCGCCTTTGACTCACACAATGTACTACACGGTATATCGGCACGCAAGGGGTAGTACATGAGTTTGTTGACAGATTTATGCATAATCGCACATTCCTAGTAGGAAACCCGCATGAAATAAATTGACACCGCGCCCGATTATGATGCCGCTCGGTGTGCCAGCCGCGTTGGTGGTCGGCTGGCGCGGTTGGTGCGCCTAAAAACAAACGCGGCGCGGATCTTTCGATCAACACGCCGCGCTTCCGGGGGCTAGTAAGGAGCGACCAAGTCCGCCCCGCCACATGGTGGCAGGTTTATGGTAGCATGTTTCTAGCAAGTACCCGCGTGGGGATTTGCCGAGCGGCTGCAACTGCTCAAATTCTCGACAACTGTAGGTGGGGCGGGTCAGCCCGCAGCCGCTCCCCGCCCTACCTGCGGCCTTGGTAAAGACATGGCACGACTACGACCATCTGACATCTGGGCAACCGTCCAAGACCTGAGCGCCGGGGAGTTGTTGGTCATCCTCGCCCTCGCCGACTACGGCGAAGTGGCGTACCCCAGTCAGAAGAAACTGGCGGCGAAATGTCGCATGGCGCGGACGACCGTAAATACCATCATCAGCAACCTCCGCAATCGCGGAATCTTGACCACCAAAGGTACGGGGAAGTCTCTTACCTACACCATTCACCTGTCCGAAATCCGGACACCAACCTGTCCGGAATCCGGACATCAGATGTCTGAAATCCGGACATCAGATGTCCGGAATCCGGACAGGGATCCTAACTCGTCCATTCAACTAACAAAACGAACTCGGAAAACGGCGGCGGAAAAACCTCGACTAGTACCCTTTTGAGCGAGCGGGATTTCAATATGAAAACGACAACATCAACAACGTGGATCGACAACAAGATTTATCTGTGCAAACTGTGGCCGAAGTACAAGCCCACCCCGGAGGAGGGCGACCTCCTGAACGAACGCTGGGGATCTTTGAAGCAGGACATCCTGCGCGAGTGCATCAAGCAGCACCGCCTTGAACGCGATAGCAAGCCCGACCTCTCCGCCATTCACAAGGCGTACTGCAAGATCACCGCCACCGCTCATACCGCAGGCGTAGCCAGTACCGAGATCGAGGACACCCGCGCCCAGACCTGCATCCCACCCAGCGCGAGCGAGCTTGCCGAGTGGGAGGCATGGGCGGCAAAGACCCTCGCCAACGTCACCGATGCCGAGATCGAAGCCGTGCGCGACATGATGACCTACGTTCCCACCACCGCCCGCGTACTCGCTGTTGCCGTCGACTACGTCCGCTCGCAGGGGCGCAGGGTTGCCCCGAGACGCGCTTGAACCACAAACACGCCTCCAAGCCCGTCCAAGACCAAGGGACGCGTCTTGGGGCATTCTAGGAGACCCCATGAGATACACCAGCAAACCGATAGCGCAACACCTGAACCAACTCGCCACCTACTTCGCGCATGAGGGTTTCACGGTCGGCCGCACCGCAACCGGGATCGTTGCCGTCGATCAAGACGGCATCGTGATCCAAGTCAGCCCCTTCCGCACCAGCGTCCAAGTCCGACACCGCATCCACGGACGCTTCCGAGAGGAGTACGTCAAGAAACTCCCGACCGCCGACTGGTTCACCGTCCGCATCCCCGTCCTCATGCGATGGGCACAAGACCCTCACAGCAAGGAAATGAACCGTTTCGTCAGCGCCTCGCGTCGACCATCTCAATCCCGCGCTATACTCGCAAGCATATGTCCGCCATCAACACCTATGACGATTTCAAGCAATACATCCGCACAGCCGTTGAAGGGCAAGGCATGACGCGAGGAGAACTTGCCCTCCGCATGGAAGCCGAAGGCATCCTCCGCGCTCATACCGTTCGCTGCCTCCTCGGCACGCCGGGGACGCGCAACGGACGACGTAAACCCGCATTTGACTCCGCGCTCGCAATCGCGCACGCCGCCGGATTTGACTTGATTCTGCGAAAACGAAAGGTACGATCATGAGCGAAGATGCACCCCACTACAGGGGGAAGGGGGATGTCCGCGACCTTGTCGCACGCCGCGAGAAGACCCTGCACCTTGCTAGCCTTGAGCGAGCCGTTTACGGCGGTTGGGAGATCCCAGAGGAAACCGCCAAGTCTGCGCCTGCCTTCCTTGCTGAGGTCATGAATGATTTGAACATGGACACCCGCACCCGCGTGCGAGCCGTGGAAGTCCTTGCGTCCCTGTCCCGTGACCGCGTAGACGCGACCGTGCAGCTCGACCGAATCCTGCGCCTTGACGCTGGGACGGCGACCGACCGCGTGGAAGTGATCCACGACCTTGGAGATCAAGCCCTTGACGCAGTCGCCCAGAGCCTCAACCAAATCCAACCAGCCAAGTGCCTTCCAAAGCCAAAGCGAAAACCAAAACGCAAAGCCTGACCCCGGAGCAGGCGGTCGCCGCAGCGCGGGAGAACCCGGCGGCGTTTCTTGCCTTGTGCCTCGGAAAGCCCGTCTCCGACCTGCAACGCGGTCTGCTCGCGCACGGGTTGAAACACCATAGTTGGTACGCCGAACTACCCCGAGGACACGCCAAGACCTCGACCCTCACCTACCTTGCCGCGTGGTGGCTCGGTCGCCGCCCAGCAACGCGCTTCAAGCTGATCGGGCAAAACGACGAAG